ATGTAAAGTAGGTCGTCTCGTTGATTGCTTTCGGTTTAGCCTGATCAATCCCCCACCACTCTGCAAGCTTATCAAATCCATTATTCTGGGAGACATCTGCGGCAATCTCATTTCTCATCATCCGTTTGATTGCACTAAAAAATCCCATCTATCCAATCTCCTCTAAAAAACGCGTTACATAATCATTCATGTTCTCTATCTCAAAATCATGATATAAAGCCAATTTGAAGGCAGCCAATGTTGCATCGACCGGGTCAATACGTTTTGTATTGGCATCCTTATCAATCTTAATCAGTCCATTACTTGTCCGGATCACCGCGTTACTCATGGCATAATTCAAAAGCGGGTTATGCGTATATGCCACATTCCCGGCAAATACCTGCTCCCGGAATCCCTGGGTTGACTCATTTAAGGATTTATGGCTTTGGTATACCTCTTCAACCGTATACCCTTGATCAGACAAATCCATCATGATTTTTGACGCATTCGCCGGGTCAAAACACAGGCACTGAATATCCAGGTTATATTTCTCGCACTCGTCCAAGACATATTGCATGACAAAATTCTGATCCACAATCGGTGTATTCGTCAGCGTCAGATACCCCAAACGCTCCCAGGCATCATATGGCATCTTATCTTTTATGATGTGTTCCCGCAGCTTGTCCATCGTTGGAATAAAAGAATGCGTCCAGAGGATGTAACGAACCACCGGCTTTCCTTGGGCATCTACCGCATCGCACTGGTATGGAACGATAAAGGCCACCGAAGTCAGGTCAATCTTAGAGGACATATCGAATCCCACATAAACCGGCCGTCCAGTAACATCAACCGGAAGTTCTTTTACCTCGCAGGCTTTCCACTTGGCCATATCCATGTACCCGTTATCTTTCGCCTGCACCCACATATCCAGCATTTTCGTCATAAACGCAATCAGCTTTTCCGGAATCTGTCTGGCAACCTCATAATCCTCCCGGATTTTCTGCAATCCCTCTGGAAAGTATGCTCGAATCGGATTGGCTTTCTTCCAGGTATCTTCTGCGCCGATATCATCCCCCGGATCCGCCTCGCAGATATCAACAAAATACTCATCATTAAAGACATCGACATCCGGATCCAGCAGCTTTGCGCAATAGTCATATTCCTGTGTAAAACATGGATATGTCAGGTCTTTTCCGGCTGTCGTAATGATGGACATCAGCGGCTCCTTCGTATTGGAGCCAAGCGCCAAATCATAAAAATCTGTGGTCGGGTGCTGATGGTACTCATCGATAATCAAAAAAGCTGGGTTTGTACCATCTCCGGATCTTCCATCCTCTTTTGAGAGCGCCTCTATAAAAGACCCTGTTTTGATATGCTCAATACAATCCCGCTTGAAATTAAACTTCGATCGAATCAGGGAGCCACGCGTCATCAAATCGCACTCGTTAAATACAATCTTTGACTGCTTCCGCTTGACTCCAGCGGTGTAAATCTCATTTACCTCGTTATTCTGCGTGGATGTGATTGCAAGCTCAAACAGTGCCTCGCCCGCTTCCATCTGGGACTTCGCATTCTTACGCCCAACTTCCGTAAACGCCTTTCGGAACCGTCTTCTGCCGGTTTCCTGGTGAATCCAGCCATATATCTGACATTCCCGGAATTTCTGCCATGCAGTCAGCTCTATCGGCGTTCCGGCCAGTGCACCCTTGGAATGTTTCAAAAGCGAAAACCATTTCACAATGCGATCCGCTCTCTGCTCATCCCAAATATATGGAAAATCTGGCGTTCCTACACGTTCGAGATCTCGAAGAAATCGTTTGCAAGCCCACACGTGTTTCTTCCCGGATGGAATCGCACCGGAAATGCATTCCTCGCAGTACCGAATAATCTCCTCTTTATTGGTCATCAGAAGTCACCAAAGACCTTTTTCAGATCCTCTTCCTCCTGCGTTGCTTTTGCGTGTGCTGCTTTCAGCTGACCGTCCAATGTCATTCCTAAACGCCTGGAT